TGATCATAGTCCATGTTAATATCCTGCTACTGGATCAAGTATTTCAAAGTCGTCTTCTTCGTAATCGTAGTAGTACGACACCTTTGCTAATTGGTCAATGTAGGCTAAAGAGTCCACAAGGTCATCATGGACAAGATGGTTTGGAAACTGGAATAGCTCGTCCATAAACTCTGCATTCCAATCTCCTTTGTTTAATGTAATCTGTCCATGCTCAAAGCGTCCTTGAAGAGCCCATACTACACGATCAGTTTTCTTCTTGTTCCCGTGGGTCAACTCTTCCACCCTGAAGAACCGTTGCTTTGACTTCATTAAGTCGGTAAGGTAAGGAAGTACCGCATTCTTTAGTGCTCCTTTTTCTATACCAACTGCGACTGGTTGATAGGCATGAACAGCGTCGAATATTTTCTTTGCGGTTTTCTTGATATCCCATCTTCCATGTACAATGTCGGCTACCCACCATCCGTTTTCGTTCGCTTTGACGATTGAGATGGCTGTTTGGTCGAGCTTGGTGTTCTTGGACTTAGTTGCAGATTCAACATTAGCAAAACCCGCAAGGTCAACTGAAATATAATAATCACCAAACTCAGGCTCTTCATCATCAAACTTAATCCAATCTTCTTTGAAGATTTCAGAACCGCTTGCTTCAAACGATGCCATAAACTCCTGTCGGAATGCGTAAGACGACATGGACTTTTTAGCTGTATCAATTTCGTCTGGGTCGAGAAGTGGATTGTCATAAGACGTAAAATGCCAAGCCTTATAGCTATCGTCATCTGACAAAGTAGCGTAGTTATATAGTTCATAAAAGTGGTTACGGCCCATTGGTGTCCCAATGAACATCGCATCTCCCTTTTGATCGGCAAGAGCAGGTCTTAGGATTTGTTCCCAGACACTAGGCTTCATATCCGCATATTCGTCCATAACAAGGAACTTAAGGGATACACCACGCATGGTCTCCGGTCTGTCAGCACCCTTGAGGGAGATAGTACAGCCGTTGATCAAGGTAATCTGTAGATTGTTAATGTGTGAACTTTTGATCACTGGGTGGGCTAACTCAAGCAGAGTAGACCACATAATGTCCCTAGCCTGTCCTTGAGTAGGGGCAACATAGAATACTTGTCCACGCTCAGTCTGTAAAGCGTTAATGATTAGTAACCAAGCCGCTAGGCGGGACTTCCCAGTACGACGACCTGCGGCAACAATCTTGAACCGTGTTGGATCACTAAAGACATCCTGTTGCCACGGGAGGAGTTCGACATTGAGTTCTGTCGACATTAAGCCTTAGCATCCTTCATAATGTCGACAAGCTCTTTACTACGACGACCGACTTGACGATACCACTTAGAATCAATCATCTCATTAGCGGCCATTAGGTAGTTACCTTCGTTGACGTAACGTAGCATATTCTTGAACTGTGCTAGACGATTTCTGCCAAGGTTGAACGCCATGTTCACAAGAACCCTTTGGGCATCTGGAGCTTGCCCTGCAAAGTTTAAGACAAGAGTGCAGGCATCAGTGTAAGCAACATCACAATCCTTACGGAAGACATCAAGGATTCTTTCGTCAGTCACTGGTGTGCCGACAGGCCAAGTGTGCTCCATGTCTTCTTCGGTAACCATGTGTCCAATACCAAACGTAGGGTATCCTTCAGAACATAAGTAGATCTCAGTCACATAGCCTTCATGACGGACTAAATCTTCTTTGACAATCTCTATGAGCTCATCCTTCGTCATCGACATCAATCACCTCTGCATCAATAATATCGTTTTCAGTCACTTTGGCATCACCAATGCCGCTAATGGTAATCGACACTGCAGGACGACCACCCTGTGCACTATCTTTCTCAAAGTAACTCACAGGCAACATACGATCCATTAAGAGTTTCCAAGCCGCCGCTTGGTTTTTATGGTCATCGTTTAGTGCCGCATCAAGAATACTGTCGAGTACCTTTTTTGACTTAGGTGAAGCCAACATTCTTGCTTTGTATTCATTGATGATTGAAGCGTCACCCGCAGGGCGACCAACCTTACCTCTTTTGGTTGGTTTTTTTGATTCGACATCTTGTTTTCTAGGTCGACCAATCTTTTTAGGTTGTTCAATCATAAGTATTCTCCCTAAGGTACTTACTTAAGTATCATGATAAGAAACCAAAATGACTAACACTTAACGATCACTCATTTGTTCTTAAGTATAGTTATATTATAGCATAGAAATTACTAAATGTCAAGAGGTATCTAAGGAAATACTTAAGATACCGCACTTTAGAACACTTGTCAACCCTTTTGCATCACTTTTTTATCATTTATTTATCATAATTTCCCTTAGGAATATCATATATTTGCTTTAGTTTACTTTTGTCCACCTTTTGTCCACTTTTTTATAGTTTTTGTTGTACTTTTGTTTGCTTTTGTGGTTCTTGAGGGTTTTTAAAGTTTACCTTTTTTGTATCTGAGCGGGTACCGTTATATTTCTGCACACACCTAGGGCTCCCCCGGGGGTTATCCACAGGTTACACACAGGTAATTCACAAGTTATCCACAGGAAACACACAGCTTGTTAGAGTTATCCACAGGATATCCACATGTTTCACGTGAAACACTTAAGTTATCCACAGGTTGAGCCAAAGGGTGTGCATAAGTTATCCACAGGGTACATTGGTGTTTCACGGAGTGTTTCACAGGGAGTTCAAAAGTGTACATGTGTGTGCTTAAGTAGTACCCTCTAGACACACTCAAGAAACACTATCGACAACCCAAGATCAATAGAAAAATACAATTAGGTCATGGTTGACGATATACATATAATGACCACACACACACAGGAGAACTACTATGATTAACTTCAAGACTAAACAAGAGTACACCAATACTAACGCAGAGATCCTCGCTGACTCTGGCTATGGTTCGCCCTACTGGTTGACCTTCAAGCAGGCTCTAGAGCTAGGCATGGTCGTCAAGAAGGGCGAGTCAGGAACAGAGCTCAAGCGTGTCGTGATCAAGAAGGTCAAGAACAAAGAGACCGGAAAGATCGAGGAAAAGAAACTACTCAAGCGTTTCTATGTGTTCAACCTAGAACAAATCAAGAAGCGTCAGACAACAGGAGAGGAGGCGTAAGCCTCCCAAGGAGAAACACCATGAAAAAATACGTAGTCAAGCAATCCATTGATACACTGGACACGAAACCGAAGGTCAGCGAACCAATGGAACACTGGGAAGCTGAGGAGCTCGCTAGTCAATGGATTGAGGAGGCGATTGATTGGACAGTACAACACTGGTCATACTGTCTGTCTGAAGAGGAGCTAGACGAAATCAGAGAGAATGAAACAGCACTAGTCAAGATCGAGGAGGTCTGAGATGGATTTAGCTATCAACTATCTAATCACGAAAGAAGCTGACGGTTTCTATCATCTACATGAAAAAGCTGTCAGGAAGGATAATTATCTTTGGATTGGTAGATACTCAGGATCAGAGGAACCAATCAAAAAGGCTGAGGAGTATATTGAAAGACATGGAGGAACGATCACAATAGATCTCAGAGGATCTAGAGCCCACTGATGATGACTAGGTTGCACTAGTCGAAACGATCGGTATATACTGGTCGTCTGGGTAGCAACAGGAACAGGAGAACTACCGTGAAAACTGAATATATTGTTTACGGATTAGCGAAAAATGAAACCAGAGACTATATGGAGACAATCCTATTAACTACAACAGAGCAAAAACACATTGAGAAAGTTAAAGAGCTTGCCAGTGTCGACGGTTGGCATAGTTTTAGAGTGGCGACATTCAACGGTGAAGCACCAAATTTCGCTAATACACTGAATATTTAAGGAGAATTATCATGAGAAAAATTGAGAAAGACATGAACTACGCAATAGCTCAAGGTCGCAATTGGTCATCAGCTAACACAATGGTCAGAGTCGAGCCAGAGACGAGACTACGCAAAATATATCTACATGGGCATCATATTGCTGACGTCGAAGTTTATAAGAGTGGTTGGAGTTGGTCTGGTCATGTCAAGCCAAATCTAGAAACACTTGCAGACTGGCCGACGAATACGACGAAATCTAGACTGAGAGCCCTTGGGGTTGATGTCTACACACGAAACCACACCACATACGTTGACGGAGTGCCAGTATTATGAATATGAGAGTTTTAGTTGCTTGCGAGTATTCAGGC